ACGTTCAATAAATGAATTTAGCGCCTCGCGAATGTTTCGGAATTCAATAACTTGTTCGGTTCGGTTTGGGTAATTTACAATTACCAAAGCATAAGAATTTTGAATGTTCATTTTTATTTTGGTTTTAATGATTTACGTTTATGAGTGCGCGTTGGTGAGTCGCGCCCCTCGGTTCTTTATTGTAACTCTTTTTTTCCTTTAATCAAAAAATAAACGAGTTCCCATTGGTGATAATTTAACAGGCAAGCCTCGCCATTTTTTTCTCTTTTGTCCTCAGCCCAATACAGTTCTGTTAATTGTTCGAGGTTCATTTTTTTAATTGTTTGGTTTGTCATAGCTCTAAATTTTGGTTTTGTTGTTAATTGTGAGGCAAATATATGTAGCAAAAAAGCAACAAAGCAAATAAAAGTTTATTTTTTTTTGTGGGCTTATGTGGATAACCTCACGAAACCCAATAAACACGCGGTTTTGATTGTGGAAAACTAGGCGTACGAATAACGCCCGTAGTTTGGAAACAGCTCGAAAAACATTCGCATTGCGACAGCGTCGGCGTAATCTGGGCTCATTCCGTGGGTTCTTTGAATTTCCTCTTTGCCAGTAACTGCGAGTTTGCCGTCGCCCTCCGGGTTTTTACGCCGGATCAAATCGAGCTCTTTTACGATCGTGTCGCGGTGCTGAATCGGTAACGTTATTCGGTTTAATTCTATAAGCTCAGCGAGTTTAAAAAAACATTCGGCTTTCAGGTTAACGAACCTTTCGGGTTTGGTTGCTCTGGAGCCATTGCGAAACTCGCGGCATTTCAACACATCAACGAGCCCGGCTCCCAGGCCGTCGGCGTCGGCTATTACGTTACTCAATTTTACTTTGTGGTAATCGGCAATTTCCCTAATTACGGCGGCGGTTTCATCTATTTTCTTTTTTCGGAGCTCTGTTATTTGAATGAGCGAGAGCCCTCGCCAAAGGGCGATTACTGTTCGATCCTTTCCCAGGCGCGCAACGTCGGCTGTAATGTAAAGTTCGCCCGTTTCGTTTGCCGACCGGAAACAGCGCAAAAGGTCGTCGGTTGTAAACAGCGCGTCCAGGGTTTCATCAAAATCCCAATCGCCCTCGAGTAATCGCTTCCGATCAACCTCAGGCAACCGCGCGAGCGTTTCGGCATAGGTTGGCGGTAAATGGGGGTTGTCCGCCACACGCGATTGAATAAATACTAAATGTTCGGGTAATTGGCCCGCCCGGAATGGAGCGAAAAATTCATTATACAGCCAGCCTTTCGAAGGGTTGCAAGTAAGTAACGTTTTGGGGCTTAAGTTATATTGAGTGAGTTTAAATCGAATTCTAGAGCGTACAATATCAACGGCCTTTTTTGAAACCTGAGAGCATTCATCAATAAAAGCGTCTGTTACCTCTAGCGAGCCGAGCGAATCGAAGGACGGATCCGAAGGGTAGGCGAACAAATCCTTTAAAATTATTTCCGATCCATTCGAAAACGTTATTACGTTGCTCTGGGCGTTAAATTGGTAGTGTTTATTTGCAACCAACCCAAACAGCCCGGCAACCTCGAAAAACGTTTTTAACGTGGTTTTTTTTAGGGTATCGAGTTTCGAGCGGCCAATTAAACCGCGCGTTCCTGGATATTTTAGGCGCCTCATTATTTGCCAGGCGCAACCTGTAAAAGATTTCGCGCCCCCGGCAGCGCCTCCGAATAACACAACCTCAGCCGTCGAATCGAGGCCGAGCGCGTCCATACATTGGTTTTGTTTAGGTAAAAATTGAATTGCCATTTATGCAATAACTGTTATTGACTGGAGCTTGTTTTGGAACCCATAAAGGGAATGTTCGGCCATTAGTGAAGCCAGGGCGCTAATTGTTTCCCGCGAGCTTTTATCCGAGGCGTAACGGGCCTCCATTGATTTACACGAATGAACGACTGTGGCGTGATCGTATTTTGGAGTAAATAGGTTGGCGACTGTCTGGAGGCTGTATTGTGGAATTTCCGTATAAATTGCGAACATTGCGAGCTGTCGGGGAAAAACGAATTCTACCTTTCGGGTTTTGCTTTTACGAAAATTGGGGTTTTCTGTTAGATCGCCAACCAATTTAAAAATAATTTCGGTTATTTCCTCGGGGCCCATTGGCAACGTTTCGAACCGTTGAATGTGATCGACAACGGCTGCTAACATTTCGGGGCTAAAATATGGCCCGAGAATAGTTAAAACGGCTTTTTGAGATCGTAACGGAACGAATTTCATGGCCTCATGTAAATTGTTTTGAGCGTTCATAAGAGTTCACAAATTGGTTTTTTAGTTATTACGCTCAGGCGCTCCAGATCTTTGAGCGTCATTCGTTCCGGTTCTTTTATCCAACGGTAGGCGGTGAACCTACTCACTTTCATTCGGGCTGAAAATAGCGCCCGGGTTCCGAAATGTTCGGTTATAATTTGGTTTAGTTTATCGCTGCTCATAAATTTAGTTTGGTTGAAATGCGGGCTCTAAAAATGTTGGGTAATGCCAGTATGTTTTATTTTTTGTTTTGATATTCTCGAGGCCGTATTTTTCAAAATGTTTGCCGTCCGTTGAAGGGCTTATTTCAATTACTTTATAAATCTCAGCCTCATATTTGTAACGAGGGTTTAATTTTCTGTAAGATTCATCTATTGAATATAAGAGGACTAAATCGCCGATTTCATATTCGATCGAATCGCGAACGCCCTCCATTCGCCCCATTGCATAAGTTATTTTTAAACCTTTCAGTTTCATTTCGTGTTCGGAGTTAGTTTTATTAAATGTTCGATCCAGGTGTCGTAAGCCTCTCGGCTGTTGAAACAATCCAGGCGGCAACCCCAACCGACGTAAGTATTAAACGAGCGAACGAGTCGGGGTTTTATATCATGCCAGTAAATTGTTTCTGTTTTGGCCCGCTCATTATAAATTATTGCTCGGCGTTCCGAATACATTAACTGAGGTTCCACGATTTTCATTTCCTCGGGGGTGTATTTTCCGATTTTTCTCATTTGTAAATGGGGTTTTTTGTCAACGTAAACAAGTCGCGGTTAACGCTCTCGAGTTTGCGAAACATAAAGGCCCGAACAAAGTCGGTTTTAATGTGCGGGTAAACGGCGAGAATATCGTAACGCCTCGCCTGGAGTTCCTCGAGGGTTGGTAACGCTTTTGGCTTCATTTTTCACCTCCGAATGTTTTATTATACCACTCATTAAAAACCCTCTCGTTGTATTTTATGGCCAGAGGGTTAAAATAAAGCAGCTTGTTAACATCGTCGCGTTCACTAAAGCCAGCGATATAAGCTTCGCGAATTTGGTCACGCTCCATTTTTCGAGCGGTTTCAACTTCCTCACTTATTACGGGTAAAGTCAGGTTAAAAAAATACTCTAAAGCGGTTTGTTTACTCATTTGTCACCTCCGTTCTCAGCTTCCTTTTGGGGCTCTGTTTTATTGTGGTTTCTTAAATCTTCGAAAGCTTGCTCATAACCAGCCGTAAAGGCCGCGTTCATGAATTGCCGCTCAGCACTTAAAAAATCTTCGGCCATTTTCATAACCTCGCGATAGCCAGCCGCCGCCAATGAATTGGGGCACGAATTGTAACGCTTTTGAATGATTAACATAAACTCGTTAACCGGGGTTAACTGAGCCTGTTTTAATTCGTTAATAACTGGGATTGGTTCCATTCTAAATTGTTTTAAATTAGTGCCGACAAAAATATGTTAGTTTTTTGCTACATCAACAAAGGGTTGAAAAAAAATGTTCTCGATATTGAGATTGAACGGCATTACGCGACGTGGCGAAAGTTCGCCAAAGGGCTAACGCGCGACAGCGTAAAGGGCGACGATCTTTTGAGCGAAACCCTATTGAAGATACTCGAGAACCAACGCGCAAAAGCCGAGAGTTTGGCGGCTGAGGGTAAACTGTTTTATTACGTTAACCGTTCTTTGTACCTCATGTTCATTGACGCCTCCGGACGTTTTGGGGTAAAATACGGAAAGTTCGCGCATAATTGGGAAACCCTGAGCGAAAAACACATGGACGAACCTCTGGCGCCGTGGATCGGATCGAGGCTAGACAACGAGTATTTAGACGCCTATATTTCATTGATGCCTCAGCTGGACGCCGTGGTTTTAAGGTTATACATGTTGGACGACTTCAGTTATAAACAAGCCAGCAAAGAAACAGGCATTCCAGTTAAGCAACTTTACAAACTAGTCGAA